CCTTTAATAAATTTAGTTTGATTGTCGCTTTTGCTCATGTATTGACCACTATCTTCATTGATAGTAACCTCATATAGATACATCAGACCATATTTACCTTCCCAAGTTCCATTAGATTGAACACTTTTTACAATTCCTTTCTTTGTCATTAGATTAAATTTATTAGACCTATTTTGTCTATTGTTATTATTATTGTTGTTAGAATGGTTGTTATCGCCACCAAATAAGCGTTTTCTTTTCCTTTAGACATCACTACTTTCATTTAGTTTCACTAATTTTAATAATATTATTGCAAGAGCATCAGCTCGCCCTTGATGGTAATTAGCCATTTCTTGATTGCCATTAGCTTCTTCTTGCCTTGCTTTATTAACCTCTAAACTTCTCATTGTTGAGTATTCTTGAATAATATCTTTTAGCTTTTCCATTATTTATAAGATTCTATTTTGTTAACACTTATTTCATTGATTGGCTCTTGAGATTTCTTAATTATAACTCTTCTTATTTTTGCTATGTATTTATGAGCAATCTCTTGCAAGTCCTCTCTATCAGTTTCTTTATATGCTTTTAACCTACCTTCATAATAGATAAGCATAAATTGTAAACTTTGCAGAATGATGTGTTTATCAGTAATTTGTTCTCTTTTCATATTGTTGGTTTTATACCACCTAAACCCCCTATTTGTTTCAGTAGAGGGCGGTGGTGTTGTTTGTTGTTACTTCGAGTATTTTTTTAATAATTTTATGTTGTTTCTAATTTGGTTGTTTATTTCTTGAATTTTACCATATTTCTTTTTATCGTGCAATTCGTTTCTATAATCTATTAAAGTATTTGTTAATTTTTGTAAGTCGTAAAAAAATTGTTTAGTCATTGTTGGTTGTTTTTGTTAGTATTAGTTTTAATAATTATATGGCAAATATACACGCTTTTAATTAAATGTCAATACTTTTCAACGAAAAAACACAAAAAAAGTTAGTTTACTAGATAAGAAAAATGTTAAAATAATTTCACTTATTGTAAAAAAAGGCAAAAAAAAGAGGGTTTTTAAGCCCTCTAATTAACTAATACTAAAATAACAAATGTTAAAACTACAAAGTAAACAAATGTTTGGATGAGTGCAAATATATTAAAAAATATGAGTTAAATGAGCTATTTGCCCAAATTCATTATGAATAAACCCTTCTACTGCCTTAACACTACCAGTATATCCTTTCTGATAATGCCAACTATCCGTACCGCTAGGACTTCTTAAAAATTCTACTGTAACCCCTACATTATCATAAGAACTCAAGAACTTATATCTTTGCTTGTGGTGTAAGTGGTGTAGATACCAGTATCGATATTTTGTCTTTGCCCAAAGTATTGGTTTTTCTTGCGCCATATGGAGGGGCAAATTAGGGAGTCTTGCACCATCGCCATGTGTTAATCCTATTAAGCTATTTTTGTAAATGTAGTATTTTCGGTGCATTGGTTCAGCATCTACTTTAACAGCTTCGGTGTTTCGATACCATGCTTTAAGCGCATGAGCTAAATGGAATCCACTCATATAGTCGTGATTGCTCATTGAATGAACACAATCAACTGGAGCTATTTTCATAAGCATCTCAACTATTTCAACATATAACTCCAAAGCTTGAGTAAAGTGCCTATGCCATTTTCCATCAGTATCTTGTGGAGTCCCTTTAGTAGTAGTGCCATGAGTGTTATCGGTATGGAGTATATCATTGCCAATGCAGAATAAAATCCTATCAATGTTATATCCTTCCGCATTTCTTAAAATACCCTTAACACCCTCTCTAACTCTTTCTTTTGCTATTTCTATATTGTACTTATTCCCAGTTTCTTTTTCATCAGCAAATTTACCAATGTGAACATCTGCTGGATTTATTATAAGTAAATGTCCATCTTTCTTTTCAGGATAATCTATATTGGGATATTTAGGAGCGTAGTTAACTATTAAATCCTCAATGGATTTTAAAAAGTCATCTTTTGTGAATTGATTGGCTTTGGCAAAAATTGAGAACTTTTTGCTCTTATACCAATAATGAGAAACGGTATTAATGTCAACTCCTATTTCATTACATTCATCTTCTAGTAATGATTTGCTTTTTTTGTCTGCTCTATATTCATCAATTAATTCCCATTCATCTTTTCGTAAACGGTATCTTTTTTCCATTTAGTTTCGTTTGATTTTCTCTAAACCCCTTGAGCCAAAATATGCTCCAATGCAAGTTATTAGAACTATCTGAAGTAAATCAACCCATTTATCTTCTACAACAAAATTGATAGCTCCAGCATCAATAAAGATTAGTAAAGTAGTGCTGACCACCAGCCAAGCCAAAACAAGGGGTCTAATATTACGTGGTAACCATGAGCTTTGATTGTTATCGCTTTCCCATCTTTTAGTAACTTCTTGCTCAATAATCGCTTCTTGCTCATTTATTATTTTTTGGAGTTCGTTCTTTAATGTCATTGCTTCCTCTTGAGAAGTAATAACTTCATCTACTATCTTATCGGCTTTACCTAAAAGATTGCCTAGAATGTTTCCTAATATAGCCATATTGCATCAGGTTTATTAATGTCTAAATCTACATGGATAAAGGAGTTAGCTATTCCTAATCTTGTAAAGCCAACCGTTATTAAAGCATTTACTATTATTTGTCTACTTACTGAATCTCTACATGATATATCAGCAGCAACACCAATTAAATGAGAGCTTTTAGATGCTCCATGTATTTTTAAATTATGCTCTTTGGTTCTAAATCCACTATTTATTTTAAAAGGTATTCCAGCTAACTCTCTTGCTTCATCAATCTTAACTAGAAAGTCTTTTTTCATATTCTTTCCAGACCCTTTTAAATCTGGGCTATCAAACTCTTCTAACTTAAAATACTTCATTTCTTATGATGTTTGCAATTTTTATAAGTTGCCATCTCTTTTTCTATCTCTATTATCTTATCCTCACATTCATTGAGGAGCTTAATCTTTTTATCTAATCGCTTTTCTACTATAACAATATGTTCTTCTAAATGCGAAATTTGACTATAAGCAGTCCCCATTGTGAAGATAATCCCCACTATCCAAATTATATTACCAATGCTTAAAGTGAAGTCTTTATTCATTAACCTTGACCTATATTAATCTTTTTATATTGTTTAGACCCTTTGGTCCTTGAAGCGTTTTTAGAATGTATGCCCTTACGCTTTTTCTTTGGTTTAGATAGAAAGTTATTACTTATTTGTTTTGCCATTATATCTAATTTTTTGAACTGTATAAATTATAGATAAAATCAATAGGAATATCTTTAACCCACTTTCAATAGCGGTAAAGCTTATGCTTATCGTAGTTATGTTTAAAATTAAAACATCTGAAACATCTTTGAGTATTGTTTTCATTATCTTGGGTCGTATTCTATTAATAATTCTATATCTCCGTAAACCTTTGTAGAGCTTACTTTAGTACCCTCTTTTTTAATGGATGGGATTATAACATCATGTTCGGTCAAAGCTCCTAAACTTGCGCTAGGAGTTACCGTAGACTGGAACACATAACTAGCATTATTTTGACTGGTTATTGTGTAGCTATCAATTAAAGTTAATGCAGTTGCAGTTGTACCATTTGGAGTTATTGGTTTTTTCCATAAACTAAAGACAAAGTTTTCTCCAGCCCCAGCGTTTGTTGTGAAGATATAATCTATTTTTTTAATTTGTGCGCCATTATGAGGAGCATTAAAAAAGCCATACCTTGCGCCCCAGTTATTGTTTTTGCTATCCCCATCAGCTAGTATTGCTCCACTATTTACATTAAAATTAAATTGAGTAAAGTTCATTAGTAAATCGTTCCCATGTGTGTTCCCAGTTTGATACATGTGCAAATGACTTAAAGTAGTTTCTTTATATATGTATTCCCATTTAACATCTTGCTTGTGTATTAAAATAGAACCTCTTGGGATGTATTCATCTACTGTAAACGAGCTAATGGTTAACCTTGTAGATGTTGCAGAAATATCCTCTCCTAATGTAACCTCAAATGAGCTACCAGTAATTGCGTTTATTAAAAGCACAACCTCTCCATTTTTAGCAGTGGTAAAGCCAGGAGCTAAAATATCTAATAGAGTTATTGGTCCGCTAACTACTGGTTCTGATATGATAGCTAGACATTCATTAAATAGATAAGGACTTAATCTTGTGTTTGTTCTTTGTGCCATTAGTTATGAAATGCTGATACTTTTATCGGTTTTTTTCTATCTCTATCTTTATCATTGACAATCTTATCATTGTCAGTTATGTTGGTTCCATCTCTTGAAGCTTCATACCATTGCCCATTCCATGTATCTGTTTCTCCATTATATGTACATTCATACGGTATATATAAAACAGAGTCAATAGAAATAGCATTATTGTAATTATAAAAATCAGCATCTAATAAAGATAGATTTACATTTTTAAGCTGACCATTATACATCTTTGCTCCTTTTTGCTGACCTTGCAGAATCTCATTAACTAATAAACGGTGTATTCTAAAGTTTGTAGTATTACCATAAGACCTCCATGTGTAGTCAGTAGGCTGCCAATTAGTACCGTCAAAGCTTTCTATTTTTCCAACACTTCCAGCATTTGGACCAGAGCCAATTAATGTTTCTTCAACTTCATAAGTTTCACCGTTTGTTATAGTTGTTCCCCCTGGTTGGTTTATAGCTTCAAATTCTTGAGTTATTATGTTTTGACCATCTAATAAATAAAAGATTCCAAATTCCTCTTCTGTTTCTGGAGAGGAAAAGACTATTATTTCATCCTCATTTATTGCAGCAGAACCCTCAACTATTTCAACATTGTCATCAAAGTTAAATAGAAAGCCATTAGTTGAATTATAGTAAACCCTAGCATAAAGCTCTAATGATAGTGTCCCATCCTCTGGGATTGGTTCGGTTTCAAATTCTACTAATTCAGTAGATGCTTCTAAATTATAACCAAAGTTGTCATTAGGAGCATAAGCTAGATTTGCATAAATATCAGTAGGAGAGCCAGTATAATTGTTTGCAGTAACCCATTCACTAGGTTCTGCTACATTAAAGTTGTTAGCGTAATGAGTATTGGCAGAACCAACTAACTTAAATCTAGTATAAATTCTAGCTAGTAATTGTTGTTGATTTAATGGGGTTGCAGCATCAACAAAAATAATAGGTCCATCAGAATTACTTAAGCTAAATAGTCTTTTAAATCTTAAAGTCCCTCCAGTTTGCGCAATAATCTCTCCTAAATTAACTGACATCATATCAGTTATGTTTGCATTATTTATTCCATAAATTGAGGATGTTGTCGCTGAAGTGCCATCAGCACTAATAAAGCCATTCCATGCTACTATCTCATTACTTTGAAGGTTGTTATTAGTAGCACCATCTCCATTAGTTATATTAACAAAATCGAAGTCTAAAGGTTCTTCATGATTGTAAATCGCTACAACATTTCTTAAAACTGGTAAATAGTCGAAAGTGCCACCAGCTAGTCTTATTGTGTCAGTTCCTTCTGTTTGATTAAAATTAGCTACATCATCAGAACTAGGAGCAGTTCCAGTATTGGCTTTCAAATATCTTCTGATAAAAGCGCTTCCATTGTCAGCCATGTAGTCGTAATGATTGACTTGTATAATGGTCCAAACTCCATTAGCTAAAAAGCATCTAGCTCCAAATGTGTGTAGAATGTTATCTAATAAAGTAAAGCCATCTTCATATTCAAACTCTCCAGTCTTTTCGTTTAGACTTCTGAAAGCCATTGCATTAAATCTATTCTCTACAAAGGGGTCTCTAGCTTGGGAACGTGTTTGGTTTGAAGTGGTCCAATCTATTAATGTTTCTATAAATGTTTCATCAGATGCCCAAAATTTTTCAGTATCAATATCATTTTTAAAAGCATTTAAAAAGAATTGGATAATGTTATACCTTGCGAAAGCGTAAGGAGTTACGTCATTAAAGGGTATTCTAGCCAAATAAGATAAACCACATCCAGCAGTTAAAGTTACCATTGTCGGCAAACTTTCATCTTTTTGCGGATTAATATCATTGAATAAATTACCCGCCCACCAAAGGGTCATGTTATCTCTGCTAGTTCCTTTTTTAATATAGACTTGAAACTTCTTATAAGGAGCTTGCCTTATTTGCTCAATTTTAGCAGTTAGCAAAGTTTCATTTGCGTCAGCTTCTATAAAAATATCCCATTGAAGTTCTGAAGGAATAAGACCAGTAAATCTATCTTTATCTTCAGTTTGATAAGTTAAATCAAAACCTCTTGAACTTAATGTTACATCACTAATAGAATAGTCTGATGTTGAATCATTCTCTTGGATAACTATTTGATAGTTAAATCCAGTATCGCTTTTAAATTCGCTTGTTATTGTTCCAGTTGGCATTAGTATCCTCTTGTTCTATTTCTATTATTTTTTGCTCTATCACTACTTAAAAGTATGTCAGACCCACTTATTGAGCCAAATACTTGTACTGCGCCTCCAGCTCCTCCAATCATATTTTTAAGCTTATCTAATGGAGCGATAACTTCTGGATTTGCAGATGCACCAGGATACTCCCCAATGAGTCCCATTGTAGGTCCGCTTACGATACCACCATTGGCAAACTCTGGAATCATCTCATTAAATGCAGTCTTTGCTAGTCCTCCAGCTAAACCAGCAACTACTGGAATAAGAGCTGGATTTATTGCAAAAGCTGGATTTTTTAAAGAAGATGAAATTGCAGCAGCAACACCTTCAGCAATGAATGCTCCAATAGCTTCTTTTGCAGCCATTTTAGCATTGAGTGCAAATTCTTTCATACTGTTAGCTCCTTGCATAAATGAGTTTGATAATTTTTGCCCTAAATCATCAACCATAGGACCTAACATCATGAATGTATCCATTAAGCTCATCGTGTCATTTTCTAAATCTTCTGGTAAACTAACTGTTTGCATCCCTCCTAAACCTGGTTGGGTAGGTTTTTTAGATGGTACTGAAGGAAGGGAAGCACCACCGCCACCGCCAACTCCAATAGCATTATTAAACTCATTAATAAATGGAAGAACTTTAGTTATTGCTGACTTCATAGAATCCCCAAAAGACATAAATTCTTTACCCTTCTTTTCATAATTAGGGTCTTCTATTGTTTCTTGCATTGCCTGAAAAGTAGTAATTGCAGCATCCAAAGAAGGACTTACATTTCCAGCAACTGCTTTTGCTAGTTTTAATAAACCAGTAGTTAATGTGTTAAGAGTTTTGTTTTCAGCTAATGAGCTTGTAAACGCTTCCCAGTTTTCTATAAGATAAACTAAAGCCGAACCAGCTAAAAGAATAACTCCAGCCCATGATGTAAAGAAGCCAATTATTTTTGGAAGGTTTTTAATTAAACTTCCAGATAAATTTAAAACTGGTCCTAAACCAGCCAATAAAAGAGAAAAGCCAACTGCTAGTCTTTTTGTTTCTGGACTTAAATTACTGAAACCAGTTATTAAATCTCTTGTCTTTTGCAGTAATTGAGCAGCTATTGGAAGAAGTTTCTGACCTATTTCGACTCCTAGATTTTCGACATCTGCTCTTAATTGTCTTGTTTGATTTGCAAAGCTTCCGCTTGTTCTCGAATAATCTCCTATTGCGTTTGCTGATTGTTTCGCAGCTAACTGAAAAGTTAGATTAGCTTTAGCAACTCTATCAAGTTCTTTAAATACTAAACCTTGCTCTTCTGCAAAGCTTTTTAAATCAGCTTCAGTTATTGCTATCCCTAGTTGCTTAATGCTTTCTCTTTCTCCAAGTAGTGCTTTAGTCAAAGCTAAAGATGCACCTTCAGCACCGCCACTAAAATTAGTGAATGATGCTAAATCAACTGCTAACTCATTAACTTGATTAGATAAACTTAATGCTTCTTCTTGCGTAAAACCGAAACCAGTCAATAAGTCCCCAGTATCCCCTAATAGTTGTAATGCAGCTCTTGAACTTAATCCAAAGTTTTGCTCTAGGTTTTTAGCGGTGTTATTAGCTTGAGCTTGAATGTCTTTAAATACTGTATTAAATTTGCTTTGAGTTTCTTCAAAGTCAGAAGCTAGTTTAACACTTGCACCCCCTAAAGCTAAAATTGGAGCAGTTAAATTTCTAGTCATTGCTTGACCAGTTGACTGCATATTCTTTCCAAACTTTTTAAGCGACCTAGTTGCCTTTCTTAAATTGCTTTGGAATTGCTTGTCATTAAGACTTAATTTAATCGATAGATTCTTCTGCGCCATCTTCTATTTTATATTTTTTTAAAGCGTATTCTGCTCTCTTTTTTCTTTCTTCTTTATCTATCTTCTCAACCTTTTTCTCCCATTCAAACCTAACTAGTTTTTGGGGAGTTAGATTGCTATTCTTTTTTGTATGCGGTTGCAATAATACACACGCTAACCATCTAGTCCTTTCCCATTCAGTTCGCATTGCCATCTCTAGTCTATCATTGCGCCCCTTTTGTATGCAAAAGAACTCATGGAATGTTAAGTCCCAGAAGTCTTTAGGAAGCAAGTCTAAACCATAAGCGACTGCTTCCAAGTCATTCCATGTTACTTCTTTGCTTTCGCTCCTTTCGGAGCTTTCACGTTTCCCTCCTTATCCTCTTCAGAGAATTTAGCAGAGAACTGCTCACTAAAAACTTCTAACACTTTGTTTAGTGCTTCAAAATCTTCATCAAGCAAATCAGCAACCTGGTCAATATCTAAAGAACATTCTTTACCGCTAACTCTACAACCGTCTTTAATCCCATTTAGAATCAAATAACAAGCATCATCTAAACTCATATCCTGACCAAGCTTATCTAAATCTTGCAAAGTCCTTCCAGTATCTTTGCAGAATAATCTTAATGAGTTCATCCCAAACCTTATTGGGTAATCGGTTTTATTTATTACTACTATTTCGTACATAATTTTGTTGGTTTTATTAAGTTAGCGGAGCGTACCGTAGTACAACTCCACCAACAAAATAGATTATTATACTGCTGTTTGTGTTAAAGCACCAGTTCCGTCAATACTTACACTAAATGTAGGAGCATCTTCTACACCACCTGAAATGCTTATTGAAGTAAAGAAACCGCTACCAGTATATTTATAACCAGCTTGAGTATCTAAAGCGAAAGTAAATGTAACCGAAGTTCTATTAGTTAAGTTTGTAAAGATTTCATCTGGGTCAGTAGATGTTGCTTTACTAGTAAAGTCCATTAGACCATCAGCACTTAAAGTGAAGCTTTTTTGCCCACCGATAATTTCTCTATTACCAGCAGAGTCTTTTGTTGAGATGTCTATTGTATCCATTGCCACATCTAACGTGCAACTTGTTGAATGCAATATGACAAACTCATCAGCAGAACCTTGAGCAGCTTGAACCTTTAATACTAGGTCTGTTCCGTTAAAAATTGCCATTGTTTATTATTTTAAAAATTAATATATTAATCATCTAAATCTTCAAGAGTTACCTCTTTTTTAGATTTCTTTTTAGTGTCTAAAACCCCTTCAGATTTTAAGACTCTAAATACCTTTATACTTACTTCGTAAGATTCGCCTTTTTTATAATCGACTCCTCTGAAGCTATAATCCTTTTTAAGTTTTATCTTATACATATCTATCTATTTATGTTAAATCTATAATCTTGAGAAATTTGATAAAGTCCAACGCTACCAGCGTTTTCATCAAAGACCTCAACACTATTTTCAAAAAATATCTTATCTACTACTACACCCTCATAAGTTCCACTAGTATAGTCTAAAGCGGTTCTTACGTTTTGAGCTAAAGTTATTACATCATTATAACTATTGCCCACTATGTTAATTTGAGCAGTAGTATAGTCATAAGTGCTTACCCCGTTCTTTGTGTTATTAGGTTGTACTGAAACTACTTGGTAAGATATAAATGGAAGCTGATACTTTCCAGATTCATCTATATATCTACTAGGAAAGATTCTAGTACCTACTAAAGAACTAACCGAGCTATCATTACTCAAAATGCTATAAATTGCTTTCCCTATATTCATTTCATTCTTT